TTCCTCTAGTAAAGTCTTCTTCCCTGCTTCTTTTTGAGCCTTTAATGTATCTTTAATTCTCTTAGCATTGATTGTCTTGTAATCTAACGCTGCTTTTCTTTGAATCTCTAATACTCTCTCTTGAACTTCTTCTTCTGTAAGCTCTCTTGAAGCTAACAACAAGTTCTCTTCTTCTAGGTCTAACATCTTTTGTGCTTTAAGTTCTTCAGCTGCGGCTTTCTCTAAAGCTACTCTTTGTACTCTAGCTTCAGATGCTGCAACAGATGCTGCTTCTTTATCTATAATTGCTTGTTTAGCTGCGTCTTCTGCTGCTATTTCTTCTCTTATTGCTGCCGCTTTCTCTTTAGCTGCATCAACAAACCTACCAGCAAACTCCAAAGAAGCTGCCATAGCTAGTTGTGCTCCTCTTTTTATATTATCCCAATGTTGTACTATCTTAAATAATGCTACACCAACTAATGCTACACCTGCCACAACCAATGTAACTGGTGCTAGAGCTGCTGCCCAAGCTAATGCGGCTTGTACCTTCATAATGATTAACTGTGCGTTAAAATAGACTAGAGCGCCTGTAGCAGCTGCTAATGCTGTCGATAGTGTTACCTTAAGAGCTAATGAATTTTCATTGATCCATCCAATAAATGCTACTAATGGTTTAGAAATTGCCTGAATAGTCTCTATAAATGCTATTGCCATTGATTTAATAGCAGGAAGTAATGCTTGTCCTATCTGTCCTTGGAAGTTAAAGATATTATCTGATAGTGTACTTAATACTCCACCTAATGTCTTACTTTGTTTAATCATCCCTTGAGCAAATATACCACCTTCACCTTGAATGTCATTCATTGCTGTCTTAAACTCTCCAAATGAAATAGAACCTTTAGTTATTTCTTTTCTTACTTCTGCTACTGACTTGTTTAGGTTTGTTGCTAATACTGTACCTAACGCAATACCTGAATCATTTAGTTGGTTTAGTCTTTCTAGAGTTAATTTACCTTCAGCTCTTACTTGACCAAAGATACGTGCTAAGTCTTCAATTGGCTTACCAGAACCTGCTGCAATGTTACCTAGTGTGGTTAATGTACTTTGTATATCCTTAGAAGCTACACCAAATGATAGTAGTTTCTTAGTTGCATCAACAATTCCGGTTAATTGAAATGGTGTAGTAGCTGCGAACTGCTGTAATTCTTCTAGTTGTTTCTGTCCAGCTTTTGCTGACCCTAGCATGACACCTAATTCAGTGCTCATCTTTTCTAAGGATATAGCTGCATCGACAGTACCTTTTGCAAAGTCACCCATACCTCTTGCCAGTGCTCCAACAGCGTTAGCTGCTAGATTACCTGCAAATGATGCCCATGCTTGAGAGGATCTACTAGCACTCTTTTGAAAGTCTTTATGAAATTTGCCTAAATTATTATCGACTTTCTTGAGATTCTGTTCAAACCCCTTTACTGCCAACTCTAAATCGAATGATACTGTGTTACTTGCCATTGTTATTGCCCTTCTGATTGATTGTTTTGATGTTCAGCGTCAAGTCTATCCATAAACCTGATTAACTCTATATACTTTGAAGGTTGGTCTAGTAAACTTCCTGCGTAGCCTAAGTGTCCTGCTTTATACTGCCTATATAGCCACATATATTCATGAACACTTGAGTCATTAAAGTTCGGATGACATAGACAAGAGTAATACTCTATACCATCTATCTCTACCTTTGGAACTTTACTTATAACTCCACAACCCTTCTCTTTTCTTACATACTGTATTGCTACTTCAGCATCTCTACGCTTAGATAATATCTCTTCTGTTTGCTTACATTTAAACTCATCTACAGTTAATGTTAGCCATGTAGCATTTACCATCGCAATCTCCGCTACTGACATACTACTTATACGAAGTATTTGTGAGTGTATATATTCCCAAAACATAGGGTAATGGAAACTCCCAACTACTTCTTCTTCTGCTTTCCCGGCTTCTTAGCCGTACTCTTCTTTATCTTAATACCTTCAATTTCATCACCATTCTCATCAACGATCTTATCTGGTACACCTTGCAACAAAGTAGCACATACAGAGTTTAACTTACCAGATATAGGCATATTTAACATATCGTCAATACACTCATCTGTTAGTAAACCGTCTTCAAACTGTAACTTATACTCTCTTTCTTCACCATCTTCATCCATAAAAGTGATGCCCTTAATATCTTTTAAAGAGAAGCTAATCGATAACCTTACACTATCCATTGCTGCTTCCATATCTCCAGCTACAGCTTTCATCATGTGAGACTGTAATTGGGTCTTCTGAGCATGAGTTAATGGACTAATTTTAATATCTATTCCATCAATGTTCACGCTTATTTTGTCACTCGTCTTGTAAATCATCATAATTGCATATCTCCTGTCATATGATTGTTTGTCTATAGTACCTTATTAAACGTACAAAAAAGGGCTACATTACTGCAACCCCTTGATTTTGTGTTATGTTGAGGACACCATTACGGTGTAGATACGACCTTCCTTGTTAAGAAATTGATATATATAACTCTTTGATTGTTCCATCTACTGAGTTGGCACTAAAGCTAATAGCTTCTGTAAGTACTCCGTCAATGTCACCTTCACCTAATTCAGTGATTGTACATATTGGCATATAGAATGAAACTGATTCACTATATTCACCTGCTGTAGCATTAGGGTTATGTGCAGTGATAACTAGTGAGAATGATGTGTTTGCATCAAATTTCGTGTAGTTATCAATACTATCGTCTTCTTTATAAGGATTAATTGTTCCAGAAACCATTCTTGAAGTGATTCTAGAAGCTGATTTACCGTTACATGTATCTTTAATCCAACCAAGAGTATTCTCTACGTTAAGTGTAAAGTCATTTACTTGGATGATGTTACCATCTTGGTGTATACAAGCGTCTAAGATAATTGGTGTCTCAGATGTATCGTATGTTGGTTCGTAAGGAATTGATGTAAGGCTTCTTGTATAATTAGAACCTTCAAATCCCATCTTAAGACTAGCTACTTGACCAGTACTGAATGATTCAACAGCTAAACTAGTTGTTTTACATCCTACTGATTGTTCTAGTACTTCATCTTCTACCCATTTAGATACAGAGTATGAAGGATGAGCCTCATCAGCTGGTACATAAGTATTAAAAGCTTCTACAACTACTGAGTCATCGAATGGTGCTGCTGCTGCGATTAATAGTGTAATACTAGTGTCTTCCACTAATGATACGATTGGTGATGTATGGTAATCACTACCTTGTTTAACTACTACAATGTCTCCTACAGCATATTCAGACGTATTTGATACATTGATTAGAGTAGTTGTATGATTTGAGCCACTTCCCTGTGCTGCTGCACTTCTTTTTGCTCCACATAATGATTCTAACATGATTCCATATTCAGGCTCTTCGTCAGCTGCTGAACCAGCTTTCATATAAACACCTAATGAACCAGATGCAGATTCTAGACCTACTCTTGGAGCTACTTTTGATAGTCCAGTACCGATTACGTTAAGTTCTAGTGTGTCTTTTGAACCGTTCATTTCGATTCCGTCTTCTTGTGCCTGAACAAAGTCAGCACCACTTGCAGGAGCAACGTATGTCCCTTCAGTTGATTCACCCTTTACGGCTACCTTAACGTTCTTCTTAATTGTGTAAGCCATTTAGCTCTCCTTATTTGATTATTACTTGTTAACTTTATACTTTATGTTAAATGTGAATGTTACTGTTATGACCTTCTCTTCATCAATAAATTCAGCATCTTCGATACTCATTTCGCTTATTAGCAGTATTGATGCATCTATATTACCCTTATTAATAACTAGGTCTCTGTAAGTAGCTAATATGTCGTCATTTATCTCAGTTATGCGGCTAGATTTAAGTGAATCACCTATCTGAGACTTAGCTCCAGCATTATATGAGTTGGTTAAAGTGACCTTAAATTGGTGGTCTAGTGTATATGCTCCTATTAATCCGTCTACTTCTGTAGCTGATACAGGATGTACTGCAAAAAGAGCACTATTCCCTTTGAATTTATTCATACTTATATCTGATTGGTATGCAGCCCTTGTGTAGGATGGTATACTTATTGCCAATCTAGCCTCAATCCCTGTTTTTATATTTGCTATTAATCCCATTAGATATATCTCCATGTTATACCAGTACCATCTGGGTACTTTCCAGCTATACTAGTTCTCCCTGATATATTATTACATATACTAGAAGTATTTTTTATATTAAATTTTTTACATGCTTCAATTAGAGACATAAAAACCTGCCCCTTACAATTGATAACCTGTTTCCAGTGTCCCTTCCCTATGTAATGAGTTTTTGCCATTGTTACCTCGAAAAGTATCTGGTCTTAAATCCGGGCTTATTCTCTACCGCATCTTTTGTACCGTTATCGTTAACATCTACTGATAGTCTAGCTATGTTGATGTATTTATTGTACTTATCCTCATATTGAGCTGATTTTACTGCCCATACGTCTTCAGGATTGTCACTTAATTGATTATATATCTTAGATAAGGCTAAATAAGAAGCAGATAGTTTAACTTCGTCTATATCTAGTAAATCCCAACATGTAACGTCTTCTTTATCACCTGTTACTTCATCTATTACATAATAGTCTTTGTTATTGAACTTCTGTAGTATCTCTTTCCTTACTGCTACATGTGTCTTAATATGGCTAGATTCGCTCCCTAAGAACTCCGAGTCAGATATGTATGGTTGTTCAAGAGAAAGCTCATAATCGTCTGAGAAGACCAAATTAAGCCCACTGAGGGTTATACCAGTTCTATCAGCAGAAGGTCTTACTCTGTACCAGTACTTTGACACACTATTTACCTCATTTGCCACATGGTCGTTAGCCGTATCTCCGTTCTTCTTGTCCCATCTAATGAATCCTGACCTGAATAGACCTAGTGTATCATCAGATTGTCCATTAACATTAGCCCAAGCTGTACCATTCCAGTATTCAACTGTATTAATACCTTCTGAACCATTAGGAGTTGTTATGTCTACATATACAGCATTGATGGGCTTATGGTATCCAACGTAGATATAATCCTCTGCATTAGTAATAGTCATTGTTACACTATCTCTAGCAAATGCACCCATTTTATGTGAGTAATCCGTAAATGATGCGTTATCATCATGGAATACCGTTAGTGTTGTTCTTTTATCAATCATTTTACTCTCCTAAAGTAGTGTAATCACTTTTGCTATTGCCATTATAGTACCACATACCAGTGTAATTGTACCGAGAACCTTAATTATCTTGTTTCCTAATAGCTTTCTAAGCTTACTTGGTTCTTCTATCTTATTCATTCTATCTTCATTCTCTCTAATACGGTCTACATTGTCTAAATGTAATTGCTTTAGTGTTTGTACACCATCAATATGAACCTTTAACTGCTCATTATATATATCTAATCTACCATTAGTTTGATGTTGATGCTCTAGAGTATCCTCACGGTGCTCTTTAACGTCATCTCGTACTTCTTTTAGTAAATCGTACATTATATCCTTTTCATCACTCATATTCCCTCTTATTAATTATGTTATAGGTTAGGTTCGTACTTCTTACCTTTCATTAATAGTTTATCTTGTGGTCTTATATCTTTGGAATGGTCATATAGAAACCATGTATGCCATTGTCCTTCTGAATATGAAGGTGCTTTAAAGTCTATAGGCATTTGTGAGTTGACTTGTATTTGCTCAAGCTTCTCAGGAGTTTTAGCTTGTATATGTTTATATGAAATGAATAATTCTGGTGATTGGTACATTATAACTCCCAATCTTTGTTAGTATAGGTTTTTAATATATGACAGTTTGCACATAAAGTTTGTAAGTTATCTTTGTTCTTTTGCCTTTTATTCTGGCTAAATTATCGCAATTCTCTTCTTCACATTTTCTCATAATAAACTCCCCTTAATGGATTAGCCTGAGTCGGCAAGCTCTTCCGACTAAGAGGAGCATTATTTAATCTTATCGTTTCAGATTATGAAGTAGCTGTAGTA